TGCCGAGGCCCGAGATACCGCCCGCCCCACCCTTCGCCAGGACGGTGGACGTCGCGCCGAACCAGGTGTCGCCGCCCGCGCCGCCATTGGTGGGCGACGCGGCGCCCGCGGTGCCCGCCGCTCCGATCTGGTAGGAAACCGCCGAAGACCCCGGCCAGGCGAAGTTGTCGATCGCCGAATAGGCGCCGCCACCACCGCCGCCCCCGCTTCGGTCGTTGCCATTGTTTGCGCCACCACCGCCCCCGGCGCCGCCGAAGCATTCCACCTTGCTGCCGGCGTCCTGCCAGTCGGCCGGCTTGGCCAGCGACGTGCCGGACGTGAGTTCGATAGTCGGCACTGCGCGCTCCGGTTACGCGTTCGCTTCGGTCAGGGTCGCCCCGGTGATGGCCACCGCCGCGCCGGCGGAGATCACGTTCGAGTTCATGTTCAGGTCCGCGCCGGTGGTGCCAACGTCCATGTCCATCACGAACGTGTTGTCGGACTTGACCAGGCGCGCCCAGGTGGCCGTGCCACTCGCATCCGCCGACGAGTCGCTGGTAATGGCGTTCAGCGTCAGCACGCCACCTGACGCTGCCGGCGCAAACGTGGCAGCGCAGGTCAGCTCGGCGAGCAGCGTGGTGGCCGTGCCACCCGTCGCCGGCCGCGTGCCGCTGTAGAGCCGCAGCTTGGCGTTCGCGCCGGCGGCCGTGGTAATTGCGTCGAGGCGTGCGTTACGCAGTGCGGCGGACATGCCGATGGTCATGATCAGGCTCCAGAAATGAAAATGGCCGCGCGGTGGCGGCCGGTGATGGAACTGCGCGGGCGGTTATGCCGGCTTCACCGGCCAGTTGATGGTGCGCGGGAATCCGGCTTGCGCTGTCACGCCGCGCAGTGCCTTGCGGTACTGGCTGAGTGCCCTCAGCCTGGCCTCGTCATCCGGCGTCAGTTCGCCGAGCACGAAACCGTCCATCAGCGGTGCGACGAGCTGGTCGGCCTCGGCCAACAGCGCGGCCTGCTGAGCCCTCGCCGCGGCTGCCAGCTGCTCGGTCTCCAGCGCGACATCCAGCGTCCACTCGTCGTTCTGCCACACGTACGCGGCGGATGGGCGGGCCTCGTCGGTCAGGAAGGTCGGCAGATCGCCTAGGCCCGCATACTCGTCGCCGAGCTGGAACGCCGAGCCGTCCAACGTGCGGAACAGCGGCACGCCGCGATAGTCGGGCACGAGCGTCCAGCTACCCTCCGGCCAGTTCTGCGGCGCTCGGCCCTGAGCGTCACGATAGACCGGCACCTGACGATCACCGCCTTGTGGCGGCGCCATCTTCGTGGCCCAGCCCGGGACGATCGGATCTTCCGGCTCGAGCGGGTTCTCGTCAGCAATGCCCGGCGAGAGGAACTCACCGGTCAGCGGGTGGTAGTTGAAGATTTCCATATGTTCCTCAGTACTTGATGCAGCCCAGCAGCGCGACGTTGCGCACGCGCAGTTCCGGTCCGGTCGCGGTGCCAACTGAGACCGCACCTGTAACCGTTGAGCGGTTGATGTTCAGCGTTGCACCACCGATGTTGATCACGCCGAGCCCAGGAGCGTCACACCAGTAGCCATTCGCGGCGGGGTCCGACGCGTGTGTGTGCGCGACCAGCTGCTGCGCCTGCGTGCTGCCGAATGCACGCCCAGCATCGACGCCGCGACTGTCGTCCCAGACCCGGATGAACTCCCCGCGTAGCTCCGGCAGGTTGAAGGTCGTCGAACCATCCCCGGCCCCGAAGGTGGTCCCGATCTCCGCAAACAGGTCAGCGTAGGTGGTCCGCGAGACAGCGGCCCCGTTGGCCTTCAGGTACCCGCCGGGCGCCGCGTTTTTGGCGTGATACACCACCGCGCCAGGAAGGATGTGCCCGAAGTTCGGCACGCCCAGCAGACCGATGGGCACCCATGCCGTGTTCGCGGCATTCCGCATCTTCAGCACACCAGCCGACGCATCCGCCCAGAACTGATAGGGATACGTGGTGGTGGGCGCAGAGGTGCCCGAGTTGTTGCTGACCAGCGCCTGCAGCGCCGCGTTCGCATCCGCGCGGAAGACCGCGCCGGACGCGTTGTCCAGAACCATGTCGTGTTGTGACATGCGTACCTCTCTCGTTAATAGCCTTTCGCGTCCCAGTCAAACCTGCGGGAGATCGGCGTGCCTGCGCTGTTGAAGAAATTGACCGTGAAGCCCGCCGTCGTTGGTGCGGGGTTGACGGTGAAGAAGTCACCCTGCTGCATGTTCTGGGCCGTGATCCCGATAGCCGGTATCACCCGGAACGCCTTGTCGAACACCACCGCGGTCGGGCCGGTGGCCGAAAGCACGTTGCGGGCGTACTCGATGCGGTCGGGCATGTCCACGCTGACCGTCAGCCCGGTCACGACGACGTTGTGGTTCGCCGATTCGCTGGCCAGCTCCACCTTCCACTGGAAGGCACGCGCCTCGTAGTCGCCCATCGTGAACCGCTGCCATGCCGACCAGATCGGAGTCCCGGCCGGGTCATCTGGCGTCGTGCGCACGAAGAGCGCCACAGACGTGTCATTGATACGGCCTCCGTCTATGTCTTCCCACGTGTCAATGTCGTCCAGGCGGAAGTCGATCAGGTCGCCCGTATCGAATGCCACGGCGTCGATGGTTGCCGTCAGCCGCGATGTCTCCACGACGCCGAGATCGAGTGAACTGGCAAACAGATACGTCCCCTCTTCGACGATTCCGCCCAGCGAGTCGATCAGACCCCAGCCGCCTTGCCCCACCACCGAATCGATCAGGCCAAGGCTGTCGACGGACCCCATCGAGTCCCACAGCCCAGTCGCATCCATCAGACCCTGATCGTCGATGAGGCCCACGCCGATCAGCTTGATGCCGTTCAGCGACGGGTCCCGCACCACGTTCGTCGTCGCGCCCGCGAATGTCGGGTGCTCGGTGATCGTGGCGACGATGTTGAGGTCGATCAGCGACGGCGCCGTGGTGATCACCATGGCGGCCGCCGGCGACTCGTGGCCTGTGGAGTCGATCCACTTCGCCAGATACACGCCAGACAGCAGCGGCAGCTGGGCCGAGTTCGCCGCGCCGGACACGTAGCCACCGATGTCGATGGCGCTGCCCCATGACGGCTGCACCAGGTCAGTCGTATGCCGGATCCGCGCCTGCCCGCCGTTGCGGACGTCCACGTCGGTCGCCGGATCCCACGTCAGGTTCGCGAAGCCGTTCAGGACCGTCAGCGAAAGCCCGGTGAGATTGGCCGGCGGCGCGAGCTTACCCACCACGATGTGCAGCGGCGCGTACGTCCATTCCGGGCTGCGCACGCCCAGTTGTGACAGATAGCGAGCTCGTACGTTGTACGGCACGCCGTCCTCCACAGGCGTGATGTACGCGCTTCCGGCGTCGGCGGGCATCGCCGACAAAGCCACCCAGTCTCCGCCGTCGGCTCGCTGATACTGCAATTCGATCTGTCCGGTCTGTGCGAGCGACGCATCCACCGCAGCGGGCCATGTCACCTGGATGCGCGAGGTCACCACGCCGCTCTGGCTCACGACCAGCTGGTCGGAGCCAGACTGAAGGGTGAGCTGCCCCACCCGCTCCACGACAAACGGATTCGGCAGATTCGTATCTGGTGCGGGGTCGTTGACCGTCGCGTCGCCGTAGTTCCAGTTGTAGACGGCCGCAGCTTCCTCGTTCAGGATCAGGTCGATTCCGCCGTCGTCGCTCATCTTCCACGACATCACCCGAAAGACCTTGTTGGTCCAGCCGAACTTCGCAAGGGTGAGGTAGACGGTGCTGTAGGCCGTCAACTGGAATGCCGTCAGCTTCGCTGGGTACTCGACGACAATGCCCTGCCGAGACCGCTCCAATATGATCTTGGCCAGGCGCTGGGCCATGATCGCATCGGTCGTGAATGGCAGCTCGATGTCGCGATCGATTACCTCCCCATCCTGTTGCGCATACAGCGAATTTCCGACAGGCGGAAAGTCCGAAGGCTGCCAGCTGTTGCTTGGATTGATGAACGTGCCCTTGACCCGATTGAACAAGTCTTTCCGCGACATGCGCGGGCGCACCTTGATCGAACCGCGTAGATCGGACTCGGTCAGCGTCACCGTAGGAATGTCGTACGCCCCGGCGAAAACCCGAAACACGCCGCCTGTGATCGCAATCACACCCCCGCTCGCCGTCACCATCTCGGAAAGGTTGTCGCGCGGCGACTTGTCGCTCATCACCACGCCATCGGCCCGGTACCGCGACTGGAAGATGCCGTTACCCAGATCAAGCCACTCGTCGCTGATGTTCGCGGCAGTGATGATAGTTTGCAGGTCAATATCGGCGTCCGTGCAACCGAACCCGCGCTCGTCGCGCAGGTAGTCGTAAACGCACAGTGCCCAGTTGTTGTTCCACGATGTCACGCCGTTGCGTGGATCCCAGATACGCTTGCCGCGGACCAATGCCTTGATATTCGGCAGGCCGCTGGGGAACAAGTCGGCGTCATATTCCAGACGGACATACAAGTAGCACACGCCGCGCAGGCGGTGATCCCAGGTCCAGCCCGGAATCTCGGCCACCATGTCGCCGTCGGCTGCCTGGTCAACATGCCCCAGGTGTTTCTTCACCCGCACATAGCGGTGCCACGCCTTTGCCTCATAGACGATGACAATGGCGGTCGCAGCGGCGTCGATCCCGTAGACGTTGACGGTATGGCCACCCTCGGAGTAGTCGAACTTCAGTGGCTGATTGGCGTAGGTATGGCCATAGCCGTCATTCACGACGATCGGCCACGTTGCAAGGGCGGACTGCACGCGATTGATCGTGTCGCCGAGGTCCAGTGTGTAATCCGCATGTGCGCCCGGTGGGATCGGGAATTCCTTGGTCTTGCTCTCCCCCCAGGTCTTCAGGAACCTGCCGCTTGTCGGTTGCCCGAACTCGTCCAGCGCCCCTATCGGGCTGTCGCCCAGGTACACCTCTTCGATTGCGTCGCACTCGTGGTCGGCCAGCGCGATCACCAGGTGCATGAACTGGTTCTTCTTGCTGGGCCCGTCCGTACTCGCGGCAAAGACCAGCGGCCCAGACGTCATCGCTCGGCCGTAGATCGTGTTGCGCGGCTGGACGTTCGACCGCACGACCTGCGTCCGGCCCTGCGCCTCTGCAGAAAACCCGTTGGCGGAGCGCGACGACTTGGTAATCGCACCCACGATCAGCGAGGCGGCGATCATCAGCGCAGTGGCCACAATGGCAGATGCGCCAACCGCAGTCGCGGCGGCCGCAATGATTGCCGGGATGAACGGGATGATCACCGGCATAGCGTGTTTCCTTTCAGATTT